ATGACCAAGCATCCTGCCGGTGCGCCCGCCGCGCATCGCCGCCATGGCCTGCCCCGCAAATGGCGCGAAACCTTCATCCATGCGCTGGGCGAAACTTCCAACGTGGCCGCCGCCGCGCGCACGGCGGGCATCAGCCCGAGCCAGGCCTACAAGGTACGCCGCAACGACCCCGAATTCCGGCGCCAGTGGTTCGCCGCCCTGTGCGAAGGATACGACAATCTGGAAATGGACCTGCTGTGCTGGCTGCGCACCGGCAAAGTGCAGGACATGCCCGGACAGACGCCCGATGAACAAAGCACCGACAAACAAAAGGAAAAAGATGTCGAACAAACCACGAACAGAGCACCTCCCGCCGAACGCAAGTTCGATGCCGCCACGGCCCTGCGCGTCCTGACCGCGCATCGCGAATCCGTGGCGCGCGAACGCGGGCGGCAGACGATGGAAGACGAAGCCAGCGTAATCGCAGCGATCAATGCCAAGATCGCGGCGATGCGCAGCCGGGAACGGGCCACGGCCCACCTGCTGAAAACACGCCGCAAGGCCGGGGATGCCGCCAAACGCAAGACCGGAGGGCGCGATGGCGAAGCGCAAGCATGATGCAGCGAATGACAGCAGGGCCCATATCGGCTGGCTCCCCCGCTTGTCCGGGCCGCAGCGCGCCGCGTTTCTCGCCACGCTGGACCCGCGAGAGCGTGCGGAACTGCGCTGGCACTGGCGCTTGTGGGCGCGTGCAGAACAGCTCGCCCCGGCAGGCCCGTGGCGCAACTGGCTGATCTGTGCCGGGCGCGGCTTTGGCAAGACCCGCGCCGGGGCCGAATGGGTGCGCCAGATCGCAACCGCCCATCCTGATGCGCGGATTGCCCTCGTCGCCGCCTCTTTGGGGGAAGCGCGCGCGGTGATGGTCGAAGGGGAAAGCGGTATCCTCGCCTGTTCACCGCCCGCCAGCATGCCGCAGTTCGAACCGTCGCTGCGCCGTCTGACATGGGCCAATGGGGCGCAGGCGTTCCTCTATTCTGCCGCCGAACCGGAAAGCCTGCGCGGCCCCCAGCACAGCCATGGCTGGTGCGATGAGATCGCCAAGTGGGATCTGGCGGGCGATCGCGCCACGCGGGCATGGAACAACCTGCAGCTGGGGCTGCGGCTGGGGCAAGTGCCCTGCCTGATCGCCACCACAACCCCGCGCGCGGTGCCATTGCTGCGCCGCCTGCTGGAGGGAGAAGACGCCGGGGCCACCGTGGTGACCCGGGGATCGACGTTCGCCAATGCCGCGCACTTGCCGGAACGGTTCATCGAAACGGTTCTGGACGAATTTGGCGATACCGCGCTGGGGCGGCAGGAACTGGACGGCGATCTCTTGACCGATGTCGAAGGTGCGCTGTGGAGCCGCGCCCTGCTCGAACGCTGCCGCGAAACCGCCACAACGCCCCCCTTGCGGCGTGTGGTGGTGGCGGTCGATCCACCCGCTTCGGCCACGGGCGATGCCTGCGGGATCATCGTCGCCGCACTGGGCGAAGACGGGATCGGGCGCGTGCTGGCCGATTGTTCCGCCGAAAAAGCCAGCCCCGAACGCTGGGCCCGCGCCGTCGCGCAGGCCGCCAGCGCGTGGCAGGCAGACCGCGTGGTGGCCGAAGCCAATCAGGGCGGGGCCATGGTCGAATCCGTGCTGCGCGCCGCCGATTGCGCCATGCCGGTGCGGCTGGTCCACGCCAGCCGGGGCAAGGCCGCCCGGGCCGAACCGGTGGCCGCGCTCTACGAAGCGGGGCGGGTGCGCCATTGCGGCCAATTCGCCCGGCTGGAAGATGAATTGTGCGGGCTGATGGCAGGCGGCGGCTGGCACGGCCCTGCCCGTTCGCCCGACCGCGCCGATGCGCTGGTCTGGGCCATGCACGAATTGCTGCTGAATCCGCGTGCCGAACCACGCGTGCGCACAGTCTGACCGCACCCTGCCCGGCACCTGCCGCGCGCGAACCAACCACGATCCACCGAAAGGGAACCTGCGATGTCTTTCCTCTCCAGCCTGACCGCTGCCTTCAAGGGCGGCGGGGGCGAACGTGTGCCTTTGGCGCGCGGCTTCACCTCGCCATGGGTCCATGCCGGCGACCCCGGCCCGGCCTTCCCGCCTTATGACTATCGCCGTTCTGTCACGCGGGCCTTTCTCGACAATCCGGTGGCCCAACGCGCCGTGCGGCTGACGGCGGAAGGGGTGGGCAGCGCCCCGCTGATGCCCACGGACGAGGCCCTTCTGAAACTGGTCGGCGCGACCAGTGCGGGGCAATCGCTGCTGGAAACGCTGGCCGCCCATCTGCTGCTGCACGGCAACGGGTTTGTGCAGATCGTGCGCGATGGCGCGGGCCAGCCGGTCGAACTGTTCGCCCTGCGCCCCGAACGCGTGACGGTCCACCCCGGTCCCGATGGCTGGCCCGCCGCCTGGCTCTATCGCGTGGGCGACCGCACCATCACCATGCCGGTGGAGGATGAGGATGGCTGGCCCACGCTGATCCAGCTCAAGAGCTTCCACCCTGCCGATGACCATTATGGCGCAGGTTGCCTTGCCGCTGCCGAACAGGCCGTGGCGATCCACAACGCCGCCAGCCAGTGGAACCGCGCACTGCTGGAAAATGCGGCCCGGCCTTCCGGCGCGCTAATTTACGATACCGGCGATGGCGGCGGCCTGTCCGCCGATCAGTTCGCCCGGTTGCGGCAGGAACTGACCGAGGCCTATTCCGGGCGATCCAATGCCGGGCGGCCGATGCTGCTGGAAGGCGGGCTATCGTGGCAATCGCTGTCGATGAGCCCGGCGGACATGGATTTCGCCACGCTGAAAGCCGCCGCCGCCCGCGATATCGCCCTGGCGTTCGGGGTGCCGCCGATGCTCCTCGGCCTGCCGGGCGATGCGACATATGCCAATTACCGCGAAGCCATGCGCTGGCTGGCACGCTGGCGGATTACGAACTGGCCTTCGAAGGCGGGGAAACCCTGCATGGCCGGTTCCTGATCCAGCGGCTCGACTATGCCGGGGATTTCAACGGCGAACGGACTTATGCGGTGGTGCTGGAAAGTTCCGGCCCGGTGGTGTCGGCATGAATGCCGCCCCCGCCAATCCGCTGCGCGGCGAAGCGCCGCTGGTGATCGCCGGGCAACCCTGCCGCCTGCGCCCCAGCTTTGCCGCACTGGTCGCGGCGGAAGAGGAACTCGGCCCCCTGTTCGCGCTGGTCGAACGCGCGGGGCAGGGCCAGTTGCGCCTGTCCGAAATGACCGCGCTGTTCTGGCACTGCCTTGCCCCGTCCCATGTCCAATCCCATGCCCCAACCCGCGAACAGGTGGGCGAAGCCGTGGTCGCCATCGGGCTTGCCGGATGCGCCGCGCCGCTGCGCGTGCTGCTGGGCCAGATCCTGCAAGGGCAGGGATGAACGCCCGCTTTGCCGAGGGGGCGCTGCGCCTGTCGGGGCTGGTGATGCGCATGCAGGGCTGGTCCCCCGAGGCCTTCTGGCAGGCCACCCCCGCCGAACTGGCCGCGCTGTTCGCGCCCGCCGCCGATGCCCCGCCCACCCCGCTAACCCGCACCGATCTGACCCGTTTGATGGAGAGCGACCATGACCGACAATCCGATTGATACCCTGCTGGTCGATGTCCGCGCCAGCACGCAGGGCTTTGCCGCCGACATCATGACGATGCGCCGCAGCGTCGATTCCGCACTGGTCGACGGGTTCGCGGCGGCGGGCACTGTGCTGGAACGCGGCCTGCTCACGGCCTTGCGGCGCGGCAGCCTCGGCTTCGACGATCTGCGCCGTGTGGCCCTGCGCGCGATGGACGATATCGCGACGCAGGCGGTACAGGGCGGACTGGGCGCATTGTTCGGCCCACAGGCATCCGGCCAGACACCGGGATCAGCCGCTGCCAGCCCGCTCGCCTCGCTGTTCAGCGGGGCCATCGGCGCCGTGCTCGGCCTGCCCGGTCGGGCGACCGGCGGGCCTGTTGCACCCGGGCGCGGTTATCTGGTCGGCGAACGGGGGCCAGAACTGTTTGTCCCCACCACGGCGGGCCGGGTGGAGCCGGGTCCAGCCACCGCTGGCAGTGGGCCACGCGATATCCGGGTGGCGATCCAGCTCAACACGCCGCGCGGCAGTTCCGCCCCGCAAGCGCTGCAACGCTCCTCCCGGCAGATGGCCAGCGCCATACGCCGGGCCATGGGCGCCTGATCGCGCCCGTCCGTCTTCCCAACAAGGAGAATTGCCATGGCATTCTGGCTCGCCCGAACGCGCAACGGGCAGGATTCAGACTGGGTCCAGCGCTTCGACCCGCGTTTCTGGACTGTCAATTTCCCGAGGCCGATGATGGCCTCGGTCATTTCGACCGGGCCGGATTCGCTGCGTGTCGATGCCGAATTTCATCGCAAGTGCGATCTGGCCGGGCTGATCTGGGAAAGCGAGGACCGCTACGATCACCCGCTGCTGGCCTATGCCACCGATCGCGATTACGCCCGCACCACCTTGCGGTTTCACTGGAAATCGGAGGGCCTGCTGCCGCTGGACGCGCCCAATGGCCCAGCCCTGACGATCGAGGGCCGCGATGCCAGTGGCGCGCCAACGAGCTGGTATGTGCGGCTGTGGAACTATGCCAGCGGCACGCCCGACGATGCGGATATCGCCATCCCCTTTTCCGCCATCACATCAGGCTGGTCGTCCAGCGATCCCGCATCCACCCACGTCTATCCCGGCGATATCGACCGGATGTTCCTATCGCTCACGCCCCCGGGCTTCGTCCCCGACGATGAAATCCTGCTGCCCGCGCGGGTCGATGGCTGGGTGGAACTGACCGGCATCGCCTGCGAAGGCTATCGCCCGATGCTGGAACTGGGTGATGTCCTGCTGCCCCCGCACGGGGTGCAGATCGCCGCCGCCTATGACGACAGCTACAATCTGACCCCGGCGCGGCTGCTGCGCAATATCCGCGGGCTGGGCTATCGCGCGCGGATTATCCTCTATTGCGGGATGAGCCATTTCTTCCGGCTGGTGCCCGATGATGGCGCGATGCTGGCCGATCCGGCCGGCACGCTGTGCGAACCGGCGCGGCGCTGGCATGCCGCCTTCTTCAGCATGGCCGCCGCCATGGGCCATGCGGTCGTGGCATCGCTGTCCTATGAATTGCTGGCGGAGCATTGCCCCGCGCCATGGCAACAGCGCGCCGCCGATGGCACACCGGCACGCACCGGCTGGGCCCCACCATCGGCCCTGCTGTCCCCCGCACACGACGGCGCAATGGCGTGGCTGCAGGCCGCCGCCACGCAGATCGTCACCCTGATGGAGGAGGCGGGCCTGCCCGTGCTGTTCCAGATCGGTGAACCGTGGTGGTGGACCACGGGCCAGGGCCAGATCTGCCTGTATGACCCCGCCGCGCGCGCGGCATGGGGCGGCGATCCGCCGGTGATTGCCGATATGCGCGCGCCATTGGATGCCGGGGCGCTGGCCCTGCTCGATCAGGCGGGTGCGCTGCTGGCCGGATCAACCGCTGCTCTCACCCACGCGATCCGCGATGCCGCCAGTGGCCCGGCCGAAGTGCTGCTGCTGGCCTTCACCCCCACCATTCTGAACCCGGCGATGCCCGAACTGCGCCGCGCGAACATGCCGCCGGGCTGGGCCTGGCCCGCGTTCGACCGGCTGCAACTGGAAGATTACGACTGGCTGACGTCAGAGGCCGAAGGCCTGCGCCGCACCGCTTATGACACGGTGCAACAGCGGCTGGGTTACCCGCTCGACCGGCAGGATTATCTGGCCGGGTTCGTGCGCAACCCCGCCAATGCCGAGGCCTACTGGCGGTTTATCGATGCCGCGCTCGACGAAGCCAGCACGCGCGGTGTGGCGCAACGTTATGTCTGGGCGCTGCCGCAGGTCACGCGCGATGGCTACACCCGACTGGCCCCACCAAGGGACGATACCATGCAAGCATTCGACGATATCTCCTATCCGCTGGCGCTGGGCCGCGATGCCGCCGTGGCGCCCGAGTTTTCGACCATGGTCGCGGTGACCGCATCGGGGCACGAACGCCGGGCCAGCCTGTGGGCCGATGCCCGGCTGCGGTTCGATGTCGGGCCGGGCATCCGTTCGGACGAGGAACTGGGCACGCTGATCGCCTTTTTCCGGGCGCGGCGCGGGGCCGCGCGCGGGTTCCGGCTGGCCGATCCGTTCGATGACAGTTCCCACGGGATGACCGGGTCGCCCACGCCGCTCGATCAGGTGATCGGTGTGGGCGACGGGCAACGCACAACCTATCAACTGGTCAAGCTCTATGGCCTTGATGATGGCGAAGCACCCGAACCGCAATGCCGCCCGATCACCCGCCCGCGCCCCGGCACGGTCGTGATCAGTGTGGACGGGGCGGCGGCCGGCGGCTGGACGCTGGAAGACAGGGGGCGCGTGATCTTCACTGTGCCGCCTACCGACGGGGCGATCGTTCGCGCCGGTTTCCTGTTCGACGTGCCGGTCCGCTTTGCCGAAGACCGGCTGGACGTGTCCGGCGCGAACTTCCGTGCGGGCGAGGCCCCCAGCGTGCCGCTGGTCGAAATCCGGGAGGCCGTATGACGCGCATATTTCAGGCACAGGAACTGGAAGCGCTGGCGAGCTTCTGGCGTATCCACCGGCGTGATGGCGTCACCCTGGGGTTCACCACGCATGACCGCGATCTGTGGCTGGACGGTGTATGCCATCGCGCCGCGCCGGGCATGGTCCCTTCCACCATCCGGCGCACCGCCGGGCTGGATGACGATGGCGTCGATGTGGAAGGGGTTCTGGCCCACGATGCGATCGCCACGGATGATCTGGCCGACGGCCGGTTTGACGGGGCCAGCGTGGAAATCGGCGTGCTCGATTGGGAAAACGGCGATCATGCCGTGCTCTACCGGGGCACGATCGGCATGGTCAGCGAAGACGGGGCCGGGTTCACCGCCGCCTTGCGTTCCGCCAAAAGCGCACTGGACGCCGATCCGCTGCCCCGCACCAGCCCCACGTGCCGCGCGGCGTTCTGCGGCCCCGGCTGCACCTTGCCCGCCACGCGTTTCACCCATGAAGTCATGACGTCATCTATCGATTGGGCCAACAACAGCCTGCGCTTCACCGGTGCCCCTGCGGCTGACATCATGCGCGATGGCTGGCTGCGCTGGCTGGATGGGCCACAGGCGGGCCTGACCATGCAGGTTGTCAGCGTCACGGATGTTGACGTCAGGCTGGACGTACCGCTCGATCCCGCGCTCACCATCGGCACGCGGGCGCTGCTGCGCGAAGGGTGCGATCACACGATCGCCAGTTGCGCCGACCGCTATGGCAATGCCGCCAATTTTCAGGGTGAACCGTTCCTGCCGGGGAACGATCTGCTGGTCCGCTATCCGGTGCCCGCCACATGAACGCGGCCGGACAGGCGCTGGCACAGGCGGCGGCGCGGTGCATCGGGGCGCCGTTCCGCCTGCATGGCCGCGATCCGGCCAGTGGGGTGGATTGTGTGGGCCTGTTGCATGTCGCGCTGATCGCCTGCGGCCATCCGGGGCTGCGGCACTTCGCCTATGCCTTGCGCAATACCGATATTTCAGACGGTCTGCGCGCCATCGCACAGGCGGGACTGGGCAATGCGCATGGCGGCATTCGGCCGGGTGATGTCCTGCTGGTCCGGCCCGGATGGACGCAGGCCCATCTGCTGATCGTGGGGCCGGGCGGGGATTGCATCCATGCCCATGCCGGGCTGCGCCGCGTGGTCCGCACACCCGCCCCGCTACCCTGGCCGGTCAAGCGCCACTGGCGGCTGCCCACGATCTGAGGCCCCAATCTGAGGACACATCATGGCTACTCTTGTTTTCACCGCGATCGGCGGGCTTGTCGGCCGGGAAATCGATGCCGGTCTGTTCGGCGGCCCCGGCAGGCAAGGCCCGCGCCTGACCGATCTGAAACTCACCACCTCCAGTTATGGCACCGCGATCCCCCGTCATTTCGGCGCGATGCGTGTGCCCGGCACGCTGATCTGGGCGACGGACATGGTCGAACACAGCAATACGCAAGGCGGCGGCAAAGGCAGCCCCACGGTCACGACCTACAGTTACAGCATTTCCATGGCGATCGCCCTGTCCAGCCGCCCGCTTGTCGGCATCGGGCGCATCTGGGCCGATGGCACCCTGTTGCGCGGGGCGGAGGGCGATCTCAAGACCGGCGGACAGATGCGGTTCTATTCCGGCCATGGCGATCACGCACCGGACCCGCTGATCGCCAGCGCGGAAGGCAGCTATTGCCCCGCGTTTCGCGGCACGGCCCATGTGGTGTTCGAGGATCTCGACCTGTCCCCCTATGGCAACCGCATCCCCACGCTGAACTTCGAAGTCTTCGCGGACACGGGGCCGCTGACCCTTGCCACCCTGCTCCAAGGGGCCATCGCCACCGATCACATTACCCGCCCTCTGCCCGGGCTGGCCGGGTTCAGCCACGAAGGCGGCGCGCTGGGCGATCTGGCGGCAACGATCGACAGCCTTTACCCGCTGGCCTGCGATACCGCCGGCCAATCCTTGCGCATCATGGATGCCGATGCACAGCCCGATACCGCGCCGGAATTGCCCCCTGCAGCGATCACAGCGGAAGAAGGCGGGTATGGCCAGTGCGATGGCGTGATGCGCCAAAGGCGCACGGGCGAACAGGGTCTCCCCATCGCCTTGCGCTATTTCGATCGGGAGCGCGATTACCTGACCGGGATGCAACGCGCCGATGGGCGTGCCCGACCGGGGCGGGAACACACGCTGGAATTCCCCGGCGCGCTGGACGCCGCAGAGGCGCGGCTGCGCATCAACCATGCCGCCACCCGCGCGGGCTGGATACGCGAAACCATGTCATGGCGCGCGGTCGAACTCGATCCCATGCTTGGACCCGGCACTGTGGTCCACGCGCCCGGCCATGCCGGGTTGTGGCGGATCACGGGATGGGAATGGCGCGATCACGGGGTCGAACTGGAACTGGCGCGCCTGCCCTATGGCCCGGCGCGCGCGCAGGCCGCCGATCCCGGACGCGCACTGGTGCCGCCGGATTTGCCTCTGGGCACCACCGATCTCGCCGCCTGCGAATTGCCCTGGGATGGCAGCGGCACCAGCCATGCCCCGCGTCTTTATGCCGCGCCCTCCTCCGCCTCGACTGGCTGGCGCGGCGCACAACTGTTCGCCGTGCAGGACAGCGCGCTGATCCCGCTCGGCACTGGCAACCGCCGGGCGGTGCTGGGGGAAAACCTGACCGCGCTGCCATCATCGACGGCGCATGTGCTGGATCGCACCGCCAGTGTGACTGTGCGCCTGCTGGCCAGCGATTTCGCGCTTTCCTCTGCCACAGCGGAAAGCCTTGCTGCCGGGGCGAATACCCTGTTGATTGGCGGGGAACTGCTGCAATTCGTCCGGGCCAGTGCATTGGGCAATCGCGAATGGCGGCTGGATGGCCTGCTGCGCGGGCGCGGCGGCACGGAAGCGGCGGCCCGACACGGCCAAACCAGCGGCAGCCGCGTCATGCTGATCGACCATCGCCTGACCCCGCTTGATCCGGCCTCCGCCGGATTGTCCGACGTATCCCAGATCGCCGCCCTCGGCCTTGCCGACAGCGCACCGATCCTTGCCCCCGTCGCCAACCGGGGCCTGACGCAAAAACCGCTCACACCGGTGCATCCCCATATCAGCATCGCAGCGGACGGAACGATGCTGCTGCGCTGGACCCGCCGCGCGCGCGGCGCAGTGGCATGGGCCGATCACGTCGACGTGCCGCTCAACGAAGAAAGCGAAACCTATATCGTCGGGCTGGGTCCGGTCGACACGCCGATCCTGCGCTGGGAAACCGGCACGCCCGCATTGACCCTGGATGCCCCCATCGCCGCCGCACTGGCAACCGACCACGCCGGCCAGCCGATCTGGGTTCGCCAGCTTGGTCGCTTCGCCCAATCCGACCCGCTGCTTCTCATCACACTTGCCTGA